GTGACTAAGTGATATTTGGAAATAATATTTTCACTTAATGATTTTATTTTACCATTTATCACCACTATATCATAACGACTAGATTCAAATACTGATCGCTCAATGAATATGAAATTACCTTCAAGTTCTTCCATACTATAGTACTTTGGAGTACCATCATCATTATAATATAATCTAAATTTGTGAGTCATATATATTGTTCAATTTTGTTGCCAATGATTTAATATGATAGTGTACTGGATATAATTGACTAACAGTGTTTATTCTAAAATCTGTTCCAATCAATTCCCATACCATTTCTCTGGTCCAATCTTCAACCATACCATTGTTTATCTTTTGTTTCATATGTACAAACTGAATTGGGCTATTCGGAATAGTACATTTTTCAATACCAATAATCTGTGCAGCTATGGCATATACAGTGTCAGTATCTCCATGTATTAATTGACTTGGATGTTTTAAACTTTCATTTATTTCTGTCCAATTTGCAAATATTTCTCTTACTGTTAAAAAGAATTGTTTTGCCAGATCAGATTTCTTAAAATAAGTTATTCCATTATATAAATCAGGTAATAGATTACTATCAAGTACTTGACGATAGTATCTAGATTTAGATTCATGTTGTAGATAATTTCTACATCCATTTGCTATATGTAAATCACGATTACGTAATGAATTCCACCAACTGTCCAGTGATCTGGTCACTATCATGTCTGCTTCTAATTTAAACGTTTCATCATACGGAGATTGTTGATATAGTTGCCAATCATCAGCATATGGGCCATGAGTTAGACTACTGACAGTATCATATGGAACTTCAGTCACTATAGTAATTGGTCTTGTATCACCCACTGCACGTAACGATTTAGTCAATACTCTGGCACAAGATTGATAATCTACTGTGTCAGTATTGATGGCTTGAATAATATATCCTTGTGTCATTTATTGTCAATAATAGTAAATAATGCATCTTTATTCAAAATATGTAAATCTTGATCATATGTTGTTATTCTATAGTCAATTATTTTGTTTTCTACTTGTCGCTTAAATTTTAATTCCCAACTAGTAGGAGTTTTTAATGTTATATCTGTATTAAACTCTACGTTCATTAAACTCCATGGAATTTCTACTGACTTTGGAATTAAGTGACCATATACAGTGTTTAATGCTATACTTAATGCATAATCATTGCGATATGGACTTGATCTAAAACGATATAACTTGCTATAATGATCGTAATTTTTTTGAATCATTTTCATCATTTCAAATACACATTTGGATTCATTACTTTTATCAAAATATATCACAGTTGCCCAGTACATTTCTAATTGTTTTCCAAAATATTCAATATCAGTATAAATTTGACTACCAAGATATACTCTACGTTTATGGCATAAGAATGATTGATTCATATCAAATAACTTTAGTAGTTTATTACTATGACATATATAATCTGTATCCATTAGTATTGTTTCATCAAATGGACTTAAGTCATAAGCCTGATATCTTCCAAAGTTATTCCATGATTCTTTAACACCAGTGGATGGAATGATTCTACTTTGAGTCTCTACTGATTCTATGTTAATAACATGATCAAACAAAGAATCCGTAATATCTTTGTTTGTAACTAAAGCAACTTGTAAGTTTAAATGTTCTTTAATTTTCTCTGTACAGTATCTAGCCATATCAGTATATGATTTTTCATCTGTGTCAATAGCAAATAATAATATACCTTTAGACATTATCGTTGTCCATTTATTTGTTCAGAACATTTAAGCCAACTATCCATAGTGGTTTTATATGCTGTAATACACAGTTCTAACAATTGTATTCTATCAACGCTAATTGGATTATCATAGATATCTAATAGTATTACTGTATTACCCATTGATTCAATATCTAAAAAAGCTATTAATTCTGGACTGGATCGAAATGTTCCACCACTAATAGTTACTAATAGTAATGATTCATGATTTTCTTTATTTGCAATTTTTGCAAGACTATGTAAGTACTTTGTTTTACTAGTCTGTTTGATTAGTTCTATATTCATGCAAATACTTATTCTATTTGCATGAGATTAGAAAATTTAAGCTGGTGCTGTTACTGCTACGGTTGGAGTTCCCCAACTATTAGCGATATTAACAGTTGATGGTGGTCTGGCCGTAGCTGTGACTGTCAAACTACCAGTTACAGTGTCGGTTGCAGTGCCACTTGATACATCAGTAAATATTACACTAATAGTAACAATGTTTGAACTTACACTGAGATTCATTGATAGATTATCACCAGTATATACTCCACTATCGGAATATTGTCGAAAATATGTAGTAGGAGTACCGGTTAAATTATAATATCCATTTCTTACATAAGTTGATGGGGCTGTTCCACCACCTCCAATTTTCGTAAATCCAGTGAAACTTGTTCCTGCTATTGTTTGTGCTGTGCTAACTGCAGGTAATGCCAATGTACCAATGTCAGTACATAATTGAGTCCATGCTAAATCTTGTGGGTTACCTGATCCTAATGTACGACTACAACTGATCCGTAATGTTCCACCGGCATTAAAAAAGTATCTGGCAGTTGTGGCAGAAGAAAATGTAATAGTAACGGTACTAGTTACTACCGGTATTGAAACTGCTGTGCCCCAATCTGTTGTTCTTGTAGCACTAGTAGTAATATCAGTTCCCACCGCAGCTGCATTTAATCTACCGTTATTAATGCTAGTCAAATTTGTACTTAACGCTGACAAATAAGCAACTGTATTTCCGGCTACTGGAGCAGTTATAGCAGTTATAGATGTACCTTGATGAGCGGCGGCACTTGCCATGTTTGTAATTAATGTGTTCCATGGATTGAATGAAACCGTTGTTCCAGCTGTAACTGTACTTACTGCAGTTTGACCGTATCCAGCGTCACTGCTTCCAGTAGACCAAATATTATTAAAGTTTGGTGATCCAGTGCTAACAAATCCATTAAGATCCGTTGCTTGTATTAATCCGCCTAGTGCATAAGTCATTTATCTGCTCCGAGTATTTTTATATTAAAGTTTTACACTTACGGCGGCCAGAACTTTTCCTTCGCTGTTAGTTAATTTGTCTTCTAAACTACGCCCAACAGTGTTAAATGGAGTTGCTTCATTTTTCTTGGCCGCACGTGCGAGACCATTACCAGCAGAAACTAATCTATCACCTTTACTGATCTTTCCAATAACTTTAACAGGAACACGACCAGTCATTGCAATTGTTGGATGTGTAGATTGTGATCCGGCGCCACTGTTCATTGTAACACCAGCCGATTCACTAATAACTCCAAATACTATATCACTTAAATCATCACGAACTGCTGTAATTTCTGCAATTCCTCCCATTTCCATAACAGTACCAGCTTCATATTCATCATCAGCGGCAAATCTTTCACCTAAGTCAGCGTAAGTAGCATTTAGTCTACTTCCAGCAGTTAATGTCCAATTACCAGTAAAATCACCAGGAATTGTGTTTCCACCTGTTGTAATATGAGTAGTAGTTAAATTTCCTGTAACAGTTAAGTTGCCAAATGATGTGCTGGCTGATCCTGAAACTACTAAAGATTGCCAACTAGGAGTTGAATTAGCACTAGTATTAACTTTAAAAGATGTTGTACTAGAATCATACCAAGTTTGTCCAGGAATTGGATTAGTTGGACCAGTAACTGGATAACTAGCAAAATTCTCTAAAAGAGAGATTTGATTTTGATCAACCGGTTGACCATACCCTGCATAGTTTCTGCCAGGCAAGGCCAGACTTGTCTGAGTATTAAGAGTAGTATCAACGACAGTTATCGTGCCAATTGAATAAGTTAGAGTATATGCCATGATTTAATTAATCCTTTGAGTTCTGATATGTTTATTTATCTTAAATTGTAACCAAATTAGTTAGCGTCTGAATTCTTACTGTATAATCAATTTGAATTTGACGATTTAGTGATTTTTGAATTGGTGCAAACACCACATGTGTCAATAATCTAGTTAATACATTACCATTACCATCTAAACCATAATTAGCTAATAATCCCAATTCGTCAAATGTATATGTACTATCTGTATCTGTACCATTATCAAATGCGGCTTGACCACTTGGCTCACCATAATCTAATAAACATTGTACTAAAATATCAGTATATAGTTCACCTACTACATGATTTACTGTCATATTGTTTCTAGTTGGATCATTATTTGAAATTAATGTATCATCAACAATTTTAGCGTATGTTTGATTATATAATGCTGCATTTTGACCAGTAGTATTAGGTGGAAGATATGTAATCAATCCAGTACTATCAATACTAGCAGCACCATTACCAAAAGCCATTTGATAAATTGTACCTTTACCACGATCAGCTAAAGTATAAGCCATAGCCTCTGACATGTTTTCGTAATTTATTGCATTGTGATCGTCAAAAAATACTTCTCCAGATTTAGGATCATGTATTTTCAGAAAACCTTCAATTCCGAATGTAATATTTGTTTTCATAGTAATATCCGTTAATCGCATCTCATTTGTAAAAGTACTTTTCCAGTTTTTGGATCAGTAATCTTCATTGAACTACTAAAATGAAACCCTACTTGTTCGTTTGGTTTCTTAGTCGGTGAACTTAGTTTCTGTTCTTGACTTACTTTAGATGCATTATTTGTGTTCATGTTATATTTAGTCATGGTGCCACTACTCTCTTTAAGAAAAGTGCAGAAACTGTAGTGCTTTGATCTAAAGTTTGACTCAATGGACCATTAATATCCCAGTCTTCTGCCTCCCAATCATACATATCCCATCCTTCATAATAATCATACCACCATTGAAAGTAATATTGTTGTGGTAATCTATCTCTAATTAATACACTTTGAACTATAGTACCAGATTCAATAAACTCATTAGTAATAGTACCATTTCTACCACGTAATAAACCACTTAAAGTGTCAGTTGCCAAATCAATATTAGTAAATTGAATATATTCGCTATTAACCAACAACATATTACCTTCACTAATGGTAACATATAACAATGTCGGACTAGTAATACCGCTAATAGTTAACTTGATATCATTATAATTGACATATTCATATGTAAATGCATTCGGAATACTTAATATTGGATATGCAGTCATATACTGTGCCACACTTAAAATATATGCAACTCCATTACTGTCAGTGGTAACTGGTTCAACAATTGTTGCTACCAATTTACTGGCATCATTGACATGTAATACATCACTTATACTATTAGTACTGACAAAATCTTGAGTCAAATATGTTTGAGTATATGGATTAGTATTATAAACTGTAGTTGTGTATATATTACTATATGGATTAACGTTATAAGCAGAATCTGTACCAAATTTACCAACTTGAATTCTAAAGTTCAAATATTCACCCGGACTTAATGTTGTTGGATCAGTAGTAACATTGAATTCTAAGAAATCAGTGATTAAACCAGGAATCAATTCTTCTGGGCCATAACCGTCATTAAATGATCCACCCTGTACATCATATGTAGTTGGGTTAGTCAATTGATTATAGTTAAAATCTGGCGATTGAAGATTTGTATCAATTTCGGCTGTTGAATTAACATCATATGACGAATATCCATAACCAACTGAATCATATAATTCACCATCATTATAATTAAACGGCGTTCCAAGTGTAGTAGCGTTAGGATAAACTACACCACTCATTAACTGTCTAAGATCACGTCCCGTCATATTAGCAGTTGGTTCGTAAAAAGCAGCAATTCTATCAGCAGCATTCAATATTGAATTATTACTATAAATTTGTTCCCACTTACTATAGTCAAATATTGTATCATTATTACTAACTATACATTGATATAATTTTCCCGCATATGTCACTAAACTTTTACTAAATGTAAATGGTTCTTTTAAGAATAATACGTCATTAACAGTGTAATTAAAGTCAACAAGTTTTACTGGCAAATTAAATAATGGATCATAGTATATTTCTACTAATGTTGTAGAAATAACTTTTACATAGTAATCAATTGGATCAATCCATTCAAGATAAGTAAGATCCCAGTCTTCTGCATCCCAATCATTAATATCCCATCCTGAACTAACTTTATAGGCAGTAATTTTTTGACCAGTTAATTGTCCTGGAGTTACAGGTGTATATCCATAATTTAATTCTACAATTACTGGTCCATTATATGAATATGAATTTCTAACTTGTACTATAGGTAATGATGCACCCTGTGCTGATGCTAATAAATCAGCATCCCAATTTGTTCCATTCCATGACAAATATTCCCATGGACTACTTGACGCCGCTAATAATGTTGAACTTGATAGTTTTCCAATATCAGTAAATTCTCCTGCATATATAGTACCACTAATCCATTCAGTAATTAAACTACCATAACTTGTTCTATCAAATTTAATAGTAGTCATTAATTCTCTAACAGGTTGACTTGAAGTTAGTAATGCTACTCTGGCCGTAACTGCCACTGTATTTTCAGTTCCAGAACCTTGTGTTTCTAATTGAACACGTTCAGTATCCATCAAACTAGTTTTGTCAATGTTATAAGCACCCTTAACTGAATAATAAAGTGCAATAGTATTAACGTCAATAACTCTTACATAATAGTAACTATTATTAATTAATCCAAGTGGAGATACTGTATTTAAACCAATTGAATACTTAATAGAATCACCAGTTTCAAAACTATGATCTACTACTGTAATAGTATTGAATACAATATTAACATCAGTACTGACAAACGTAGAAGATATTGAACTACTTTCAATTTCAATCATTGGTTGTGTAGCGTAACCAGATCCAGAATTAAATACCTGAACTGATATCAATGATTCGTTAACCATATTTGGAACTAGCTGAGCAACAGTTCTTGGTTCAGGATAAGCACTGTTATTAATAACAGTAATCACTGGTGGATTTACATATCCACGTGCTTTATCTAATACAATTACCGCTGGTAATATGGCACTAACTATATCATTTGGATAATGATCAGTTGGAGTTGATTCAATTCCTCGTTGTATATCTGTTAAAACGTTTTGTAACTTATCAACATTACTGTAAGAAATTTTCTCAGCGCCAATATATATAAATCCAGCATCAGGCATACCATATGTATTTTTAACTGGTATAATTGTTGCAGTTGAAGTAATATATGCCGATAATGATGTTAAATTATAAAGACCTTTTTCATTTGTAATACTTAAACCATAATTTTCAATCCATTGAGTATATTCAGGCGATTGCCATACTGTACTAGTAGATAAATATTCTGGTGTATATAATTCTGGAGTAGTATATACTAATTGTGGAGTTTCAAATTGTCCCACACTTGGTACAAATTTTGCCGGTAAATCAAAGTCAGTTACATCGCCCAAGAACGTATCTTGTCCCGGATATACATATAAGAAGTCTTTAATTTTAACGTGAAATGGTTTAATTTCATTCAAATATCCACTCAAGAATTCCTGATTATCTCTTTGAAATTTCTTGTATGGTAATAATTTACGAACAGTATGAGTTACATCAATCAAACTGGTTTTGTTGAGCCATGTAAGATAATTTTGTTGTTCTAGTGATTCGCTTTGAATATAATTAAACATTAATATTAAACTATTATTACGTTCAATCAACAAATCTTCTATATAAGCTTCTTCGTTTAACCAACGAATGATCCAATAAGTTTCTTCATATACTGTATCATCATATAATCCAATATCCCAACCACCAATATCCCAATGAACTGGGGTATTATATAATGTTTCTGAAATTTGAATTGTACCGTTTTGTAAACCTATTCTGTCCCATCCAGTAGCCGCATACCATGTCCAAGTTTCACTATTACCTTGTGCATTGGCTTTTACTTTTACAATGATGCCATCTGATAGTCCAATAACAATTTGTTCTGTTCCTGGAAGTATTTGATTTGGTTGTAGTGTTTGTAGATCAGTAACAGTGTTTACTTCAAGTACAATCTTTGTACTACTACTATATCCAGTTGCCCACCAATCAGTATATGACCAGTAATCTCTTGTATCATATCCAACTCCGACTTGATTTAAGAAATATAAACTGCGAGTTTCAGCAATAGGTAATTTTATTAAAACTTCATTAGCATATGTAATATAATTTTGTAGTGCCAATGGACGATTTATAAACATACTTTGTGAATAATCAATACCATAACGAGTCAAAATTGGTAATTTTGAATTTGGTATATATATTCCAAGACGATTTTGTCCAGCAAAACTATCTAAATATTTTGAATATAATCCAATTGGATTTGGTTGACTTTCTGTTGGGAATCCAGTTAAGAAATCAGTTGCATTATTTTCTTGAATTAATGTCCAACTTTGATGTTTTTGATCTGGTGTATTACCAATACTGTAACCAATATGTAGTGCACTACTGGCCGCATTAATACTACTTTCACAATTAAACAATCCAACAACGTTAGTAGTAATTGCACCTAAGAAACTTATTCCGCTATTAAGTGGGTTAAGTATATATTGACTTAACGTCAATGGACTTAGTGTTTTTCCCGGTGGAATAAAATTATAATTTTTAACCCAGAAAAAATAGTCAACAACAATAGCATTGGTTGAGCGATCTAAACTTTTAACTGTAGTATAATTATTAAAATCAACTACGAATCCACTACCACTATATTGAATTGGTGGGAATGAACTTCCTATCCAAGTATATATATCGGCTGTACTTCCAGGAAATGCTTTACCCCAATTTTTAGAGTTATATGACACACTTGGTTGATTATAATTCAACATTCTAATACTTGTTGTATCAAGCCATGTAGTACCAACATGTTCAAAACTCCACACTATTCCATCAGAATATGTGGCTGGGTTAGTTGAACTTATATAATCTAAATTTGTTTCAACTGCACCTAATAATTTTCCTTGTACTGGATCAATATAATCTAGATAATCTAATGTATTATTACTAATAGTATCATAGATAGATATATTATTTAAACGTTCAACTGAGACCATTGGTAATGGTTTCTTATCTATGTACCAACTACTAGTTTGACAATAGTTAACATATCCAAAAATTCTTCCAGTACCAGTACTATACCAATTTGGAGCACCTACAACTATTACACCATCATTATCAACTACACTGGTTCCAAATTTTGGAGTATTTGCTATTCCAGTTCTATCTATACTTTGAATAAATTGACCAAATACATATTTTCCAGGATTAATAATGCTTTCATCCGCAGCTGGTAGATAGTCAAATTCATATACTACTCCAGTGTTTGCAAATGTGTCAATAAACGCCGTAGCACCGTGATCAAAAATAGTAAAATTGTCAATTGATACTATAGGATTACATACGGTTGGGTCAACTATATTATAATCAAATGTTGTTTCAGCATACACTGTAGCAGTTGGATCACTGACTACCATACTGTCACGAGTTCCCATAGATACTACTTTTCCAAAACTTCCAATTGTTGGTAAATTTGGATTAACTATTACTTGTGTATTAACATACAATGTTAATCCCAAATTAGTAATGTATTCTTCTGGTCCAGTAATATCAATAATATTATTAATAGTTTCTACTGTATTGTTTATAACTCCAATTTGAAGTATATTACCACTAGCAACAGCTATAATATTGGTTGGAGTTTGAGTATTAATTGATTGAGCTATTTGATCTGCAGTGCCAGAATAAGTTACTTTAAATCCATCAATGAAAATGTATCCAGATGCGGTGCCACTAACTGATCCAACTACTGAACCATATTGTTGACCACCATTGGTGAAACGATATACTGCACCTTGAACGTTTGATATATTATTAACAGTTTGTAATTCACTTGGACATCCAATTACTAATTGAGCTCCAAATTTGTTGGTTGATACACTAGTACCAAAGTTACCGCCAACTATCGGATTGCTACTTAATAATTGAGTAACAAGATTCATTTCTCCATAACTTACTTCAATAATACTACCATAAATTGGAGCAATAGTAAATACCACTGAACCATTAGCATAAACAGATACATCATTAGTTAATACATCATCAACTAAGACATCAGCAATTGCATTAGGAATAGTTCCATTAACTGTGTATGTAGTACTTGTACCATTTGACATGAATCTTTGTACACTTCTAGTATATACATAAGCTGCGCCAGAACCAGTTAATTGAGTTGATCCACTTGTTACTAAACTTTCTAATGGTGCACCTACAATTAATTTAACTCCATCTATACTAGTAGTGATTGAAGTACCAAATCCCGTAGCAGTACTTGGACCAGTAATAGTACTAACATATTCATAATCACCACTAGTCATTAATGCCCAAACTGCAATAGTTTTTGTTTCCACATCGGAAATATATACCCATTGATTATCAGCACTAACTGTTATTTGTCCAGTGGTAATCTGATTAATAATTGTTTGTAATGTGATAAAATTACTTGGATAATTTACCTTATACACATAAACTTTATTATTAAGTGCATCGCTGACATACAAGTATTCATCTACTGCAACCATGGCTGTGCCAAATGTTGAAGAAGGTTGAGATATAGTTTGAGTTATAGTTTGACCAGTAGTGTCAGTATAATAACGATAAATTGTTCCATCAATTGCACTGGCCCCAACATAACCTATTTCTGTACTGTATGCAACACTACTACCCAAATCTTGTAAATTCAATTCTGTAGAGTCAATATTAAACTCAGTATAATCTGGACCACATGACCATACAGCCCACTGATTGTCTGTATCTCTATCAATCCAAGATTTTTTGGTATAATATTCACTATTGAATACCGTACTATATACTTGATCGCTAGCTTGAGTAAATCTTCTAGATACTAGTTTAAAGGCTATACCATTACCTTGTAATTGTAATACAGCATTATCCAATGCTTTTGAAATAATTACACTAGTTAATGAATTCACTGATAGAACTTCATAATAACCATTGATTCTAGAATCAAAATTACTAATTGCAATTGGATCATTTTTTGCCAAATTTGGATTTTTACCAAAGTTAACAGTAATTGTATTATTTAAATTATTAATGATACTTATTACTTGTGTGTTTACTGTTTGTGGAGTAAATACATTCCAACTTCCACGATATTTGGCAACCCAAATATTATCACCACGATTCAACGTGTCAATATTGGTAGTATCAAATGTATTATTTAAATCAGTAAGTTCAAACGCTTTAAATTTTACATCATTTAGATTGACATATCCTGCGCTTGGTAAACCACGTTCATATGAATAAACGTCATTAAATGGCGGTAAGAAATTTGCAGATGTTGGTGGCATATTCCAGTTGATGATATCATTCATCAATACTGTTTGTTGAACTCCGCTTACAGATCCATTATCTGAGAATCCTAATAGTGTTGGATTACCAGTTAGTTCATTCTGAAGTAATAAACATTCAACAAAATTACTGTTAGATACGCTACCAAATACACTGGTTTTAATTGCCCAATTTTCTTTTACATTGTAATCAATTTTACCCTGAGTTAAGTTTGCACTCTTAAAAGCATTAGCAATTAAGTTAGTTCCTTTTTCTTTAATGATGTTTTTATATACACCAATTTGAGTAATATCACTTAATTCGGCATCAGCCAAATATTGTCTTGGTCTATAACCTATCAAACTAAATGATAATAGATCGGCATCTAGTTCAAAGTTTGCTCTAGTACTATCATAGTAATATAAACTTTCATATGCATTGGTACTTGGATTAGGTAATAATCCAGTTTTAATTTTATCGTATGTTGTTTGAGTCCATTGTTCATTAAAGAATTCTGCTTGTGGTTGAATCAATTGATTAGCAACCCAATATTGATTTTTATAAGTTACAATTTTCCCACTAGCATATTTGATGTTAGGTACCCATTCTTGAATATTATCTTCATTGATAATAAATCCACTGGCATTAACATATCCATTCCATTCACCTGATTTATAACCCTGTAATACCAATCTTTGTTGACGTAATCCAGTAACTAAATCATAAATGGTATCATTGAATATGGTAGAATTATCAAACACTACTGCGTGTTCCATACTAGCCAAATTAAGATTTGTAAAGGCTACACTATCTCCGTCAGTTAATACACCAACTGTAAAACTTTCATTTTCTCTTACAATACTAGCATTTTGACTTTGTAATGGTATTAGATTTTGATTTAAAATAAAATTATCTTGTTGAATTGTCAACGGTTGAACCACTAATCCTGGTCTATTTACAGTGGCAATTTTAGCAGATGGGTTTAAATTGATAGTACTACCAACTTCCCAACTTTGTTCTGCCCAATGCAAAAACTCACGAATCATTTGATCCCAGTCATAGGTTATAGTATCAATTACATAACCAAAAATCATACCTTGATCTACTAGATACTGTCCATATGATTTAATAAATTCACTAACTCCCTGAGTAGTATAATATAAATTACCATATGGTATTGTAATAGTTTTGTCTGTATAAAATTCACTACTAACTGTCACTGACAGATTATTCACACTTAATGTTTTTGTAAATCCAGCTTTAGGTACTGATACCGTAAAGAATGGATCGCTTTGACTATTTCCCCAAACTGTATAACCCGCACTAGTACGTTGTACAATAACTGAACTATATACAATTTTATCTTCTGGTACATTATCGTATAACAACACACTATAACTATTGTCTGGAATTAACAATGTTGTATTTTGAGTATTCGGTGTTGATTTTTCAATCAAAAATTTTAAGTATTGTTTACTACTAAATCCAGCCATATTATATGTTAGTCTGACATCTAGATTTTTCAAGGTTGTAGTAACTTCAGTTGTACCATTAACACCACGTTGATTGATATAGTCTACTACCCAATTAATATACGATGCCTTGGACACGCCTTGAGAAGTGGATTCGTCATATCCATAAACTTGAATCTCTCTAGGATTCAAATGATAACGATCATTGTATAGATATTGATTGAATTCTTTATTATATTTGTACAAATCACGATCAACATTTAAGTTAAAGAATTTTGCTGGTTTAGTTAATGCTAATATACGCATTAAATCAAATGGATATGAACTACTGCGTAGATATGCAGTTTCTGCCGGCCCTTGATCTCCTACAATCCAATTACGTTCAAATGTAAATGAATCATAATTACCAACTACAATTGGTAATGGTGATTGTAATGTTCCAGCCGGATTTACTGGCAATACACTTAATAATTCTGGTCTGATTTTAAATGGATTAATATAACTATCACCATTATTCCATACATAACCTTCACTAATTTCTTGCCACATATATGTATTATCACTAGTATATGGAGCAGCACCGTATCTATCAGTCCACCAAGTTGGTTCACTGGTTAATCCTAACATTTCCCATGGCGCATTTGCTGGATCACTAGTATCATAGAACCAATTATATACACCTCTCCAATAACCTTGTTTTAACAATTCATTGTTAAGTATGTTAGTACTCTTATTATAATTATATGAAAATTGATTTGATCTATTGTATTGTTGTGTTTTATAATCAATACGATTTAAACCAACCCATTTTAAGAAATTTGTTCTATATATATCTAATATTTCACTTTGTGAATAATCAGTGGTTCTAAATTGTCCTGGAATAACTTCATCTGCTGATAATGGTATATCACCAGAAACTTTTAAGTTATTGTAAATTCTAGTTTCAAATTCTAATAAAACTTTATCACGGAAATCAGTTAACTGACCGTTAATATAATTACCATAAAGTTTTGTATAACTACCATCATGACCTAAAATAAAATAAGTTGGGATAGTATAAGTATTATCTAAGATAACTTCAGGAATAAAACTTGGATATAATCCTAGTTTAGTTGGTGTGTTTGGACAATATGTACCATATGTTTGATTGTATTCATTAACTGTAATTGTATCACCAGCAACAATGTTATATGTTACTGTTAAATTTGGACTAATATTATTAACAACATAATCCACACCACGTATCAATTGATTAGTAACTAGTTGACCATTAACTGTAGTAGTAATATAAACAGCTAAACCATAATAGTTCGCTGATGTAAAATCATAAGTTCTATATGTTGGTAATGTAATAGTAGATAATGAAACATTAAATGGATAACTGTTGGTTCTATATGGACTTCCAGTATACAACATATCACTCCAAAAGAATGAATTTGTACTGTTTCTTGTACTGGCAATTTGAAAAAGAATTGTATCCAACATTGTAGCTGGAGTTGTATAGACTGTGAAATCGTTTTGATCAGTTAAATTAATCAACAATGATTTGAAATTTGTATATTGATCACTGTTGAATTGTAATGCTTCAAATAAATTAAATCCAGGTTTACGTAAAAATACACCGGGTAATACTAAACTGGCACTATTCTGAATAATTGCCGTGCCAAATCTGTTTAAGTTTCCTAGATTATAAACATTATTAGGTCCAAATACTTGTCCTGTTACTCCTACTGTATTTTCAAATATGGTGTCATACTGGTTCTTGATATCACCAACATCAACATTAGTAATGTCGGTGTTAAATGGATTGTTTTGTAAATTACTAGGAATTTCATAATAACCAGTACGACTAACTTGATCACTCAATAATGTTACTGTAACTTTATTTCCACGTATTGCCGGAGTATTTAATATAATAGTAGTAGTATTGTTATTTAGATCAATGACATGTGAATAAGCAGTATCCTCATCTAACGATACATCATTGACATACACATGATGTGGATCAATTACCGTATCAGTTTTCACTACTACATCACATGTAAATCTAGATTGAGTTTCTTGATTGACTGTAAATTCAAATACTTGTGACTGAAAACTTTGAGTAAATGCTGTTACCCATCCAGTTTTTTTAGTTGGTACATCAGGGGTTAGATAGTCATATACATAACCAATATTAATTTTTTCTTCAACAACACTATCACTTTGTTGATAATAAAATAAATCTTTATTTAGATTAACTGTAAAATTAATATCACCAATACTAACTGTACTTGAATAGCTAATTGGGAATCCTAATATAGGATCAACTTTGCCCGTACCATCAGTGTATGAAAATAGTTTGGTTCCTGCAAATGTTGAACCATTATAATATAATTGATCACTAAGTGATATTCCATTTATATCATATATGTCATATAATGGAGCTTGATTAACTGTTGATTTTTGTTGACATTGAATCCATGTAGAATCTACAGAATTAAATCTCCAACTAGTTGATTTCCGTACTGTACCAGATATGATAGTAACTTGGTTTTTATCTTGTGCAGTTTCTACAATATTAAGTGCAATGACATTTGAATTTCCCGGTCCAGTTGGTACAAAAGAAACTTCATATACGTTTTTACGAACTAAACTATTATCATCATGATTAAAAATAATTGTTTGACCAGAAAGTAATGGTTGACCATCAATAGTATAGGCTGGTTGGCCAACTATTTCAGTAAAAGCGTCAATTGTTGTATTGTCAAATAATGAAACAAAATCTAAGAATTTTGTTCCACTATTATAAAGACCAAGATTACCATAAAATTCAATAATAGGTCGTTGTGCACGAGTACTGGTATTACCGATAATTGACGTTAATTGTCCATTTTTCTCAATAGTGGCATTAATAACTTGAATATTAAACCAACGATTACTTCTAGACCATGCATTTAAATCGCGACTATTTCTATTGATTGTTAAATAATCTGGATATAATGGTACATTATTTGATTGATCCCATTCTTTATCGTCCCAATTATAATAATCCCATGGATAATATGTTCCTGGTTCATCACTTTCAACACTACGATAGTCATTGACTAATAGTAAATTGATTGCCGTACCTACACCTTCAACATAATATTCATTATTTTGATATGTTGATGGAACAGTGGTTCCTTCAAATATAACTTTAAGACCATTAATGAATGTAACACCATTTGGACTTGTATAATTTTTCTTACCTAAAATTTGATCAATGTTAATACTATTAGTAGTATTATTTTCTATTAAATTAATAACACCAACATTAAGTGGATTTGATCCATCTTGATAATACAATGTATCTAAGACTGCAGAAAGATATGGTATCAATTTAATTGTACCAGTACCATCACGATAGAATGTTCTACCAACATAAGTAGTACCACTAGTAACAGTAATCTTTTGAGAGTTTGGAATTCCAATACCTTGAGTCAACGTGACAATATTAGTGCTAATATTAACAGAAATTGAATAAAAATATGTCTGAGAACTACCGGCTTCATCATTATTATAGAACATTAATGTTCTACCATTTAACTGAGTTACACCGTCAATGTTACCAATTGATGCAGCGGTTTGACCGTTGATTTGTGCATATGTCAATGTAGTTACTAGATCAACAGTATTATTTCCTGGCAAATCATATTCTGATTGAGCATCTTTTGCTGGTACAGTAAACGTAACTGTACCAATAGAATCACCATTATTTTCTACTCCTAATACATCTCTAGTACTAGTATTAGGACTTAAACCATATCCAGATAATCCAGGAACACCCTGAATCCAAAACTGCGACGATTGATTTACTTCAAATGTATATGTACCACCACGTAATAATGTTATTGATGGATTTTTTTGTACTGAATTATTAATCGTATATCCAGTATCACTATATGTAATATTATAATTATCTGATAGATAAATTGTGTTAGTTGATACTGTTACAGCATCAGGGCCATACGGTAACCAATAGTATTGACTATAGTTTACGATCTTATCTAGATCAGCAAAACTATCCCAACTATAGTATTCGCTTTCAAACAGTCTATCATTATTATTAGTAATTGCGCCATTATTTTGTAATGCGTTTAATAGACCAGGATAATTGATAAAATCTTTGGCAGTTTGAGTTTCGGTTTTTAAGAATACAACACTAGGATCTAATTGATAGTCATAGCGAACTTTAGTTGGTTCAACTACATAACGATCAGTTGGGTTAATAGAATAACCATATTTTTGACCAATAAATCCCTCAACTCTACGTAGATCAGGTTGTTGAACCAACTGATCTAATGTGGCAGAAAGAAACTGAGCATTACTGTCAGTTCTAAAAACTTCAGGAAGAAAATCAAGTGACCGAATTTTTGTTGCCATTACATTATTCCATTAATATCATTGTAAAAATAATTCATTTTTTATATTCCATTGGAGTAATACTCCATCCATTAACTGATTTATATTTTGATTTTCTGGATATTACACTAGATAGATTTCCTTTATGTACTTGATATCTATTAATGAGTTCTGATCTAGTACATTGTACAATTCTACCATCGCGATGATAAAATGTATACAACATTGTATCATAAACTTTTTCTTTCCATTTGTCACTGGATCTGGCGATATTTAAACTATCTAAATTTTTCTTTTTTCCTTCCAAACTAGATAGTGTTTTTTTCAATGATTTTGACTTTTTATTTTGAACGCCTGGCTGATTTAGTCCTATAGTCATTCGTTCTATTCTCATTTTTTTGTGATTTTCGTTTGCCCACATATCTATAGCAGATTGGCGATTTTTTTCAATTCTATCTGAGTGATTCTGAATTTCAGATGTCGTCCCGCCATCTCCAGATTCAGGTCGCAAATTTGCCCACTCATTGCTTTTAACAATGTTCCATAGTTCACTGTAATATGATCCCCATTCTTTAAGTTCTTCTGATGTTTGACATTCTTTTAATATTTCAGTATTTACTAAATATCCATGTTTTTTTATGTGATTAAGCCAATACTTTCCAGAACCACGATATTTATGAGGGTCTTTAGATATAGTTTTTCCAAGATAATTTAATCCTGTCACCAAATGAGTTTTTTTATAAAGAAATATCGTCATTAATTATCCATTACTGTATCTACTATTTATCACTACAAAAAACGACTAATTTATCTATATTAGTCAGAACATTTAAAATTACATCGTTCTTTGTAAGGCTGATGGAGTCAATGCACTAATTACAATAATATCACTAGCTGTGGCACCATTACAGAAAATCTCACTAGGTGTACTTAAAATCTCATATAAATCACCAAATGATTGAGTAGGATCAGCAGGTACTAATACCACTGAACTTATTAATGATCCTAATTGCATATGTAGATAGGCAGTCAGTTCACTAAAGTAGAAAGTATCACCAAAATCCCAATTATTAATTATAAAATAACTATTAAGAGCAGCCAACACACTACTGCGAATTTGACTGTCACTAACTACTGTAGATGGATTCTTAATAACTTTGATTGTTCCTCGCAGTGCTGGAGCAGCTTTAGATCCAAACAATGGTTTGAAGTTGACACTATTTAAAATCACACTATCACTGATCATTTTATAACTATCTAATTCTCCATAAGCTTGTTGAAGTTCTTGAATAGTTGGTTTTGGTGGTAGTTGAACAGTTCCAGTACTATCATTGATCCAATTTTGAAATTGAGTATAATATGCTTGTGTAACCAAATACAAATCAATGATGTTTGTGGTAGCTGGATCAATTCTAGTAGTATTATCACTATTATGACGATATTGAAAGTTAATTCCACCACGACCTCTAGTAACTGCGTACGATGAAGTAACATCATTTAAAATAAGAACTGTTGGTTGTGTTCCTGGAACAACAGCCGATTGATAAAATGTTGGTACTGGATTAGTAACACTTCCATTAATACAATAGAATAGTGTTTCAGCAGGATACTCATATATAACATTTAGAACTTGATTTTGAGTTGGATATGCATATATTACTGTTCCAACTGGTAATACTTGAGTTCTATATAGATCATTAATGTCAGTGAATATTCTAAAGAATACATAAGCAGTTGAACTTGTCCCAACTATAGTATTAAAAAAATCTGGATCATATGTATATCCACTGATTAGATTAATACTACTGACAGTGATTTGATAATCATCTGGCATTCCATCACTTTGTGCTGGTTGTCCAGTTACATTTAAAATATAATCTTCGCCAAGTGTACTAGTATTAGTAGAATTAGAATTTGTTCTAAAGATATTTACAAAATCAGAAAACACTTGTCCACTACGTTGATCATATACTCGTTGTGTTCCATCAAATGTAAATCTAACTTGATCTACAGATGCAAAATAATAGTTAACATTGTTAATGGTAACCAGATATGAATTGTTAATACTATCACTGACAAATTTAACAAAGTAATCAGTTGGCGTTGGATTTGTAGGTATTGGTTGTACAATAGACCAACGTTCTAGATTAATTAAAATACTATTATCATAGTTAAGTGCAAAATTTTGTTTGAGATTTATCAAATCAAGAATTTGTGTAGTTAATACACTGTTGAAAGTATTATCAAATTGAGGAATAATTCCAGTTGGTGTTGATTGATCTGGATCTAAATATGCGCCAGTTGGTACAAATGAATTTAGAGTAACTGGTCCAACTCCTGTAGATAAATTACCATCTCCAAAATTATAACCATCTCCAATTACACCATTGACACCAACCCATATACTGGTATGATCGCCATTATAATAATTTGGTATACCTTGTTGTAATCTATTATTAACGTCAAAATAAAATCCAGGTGGACTTACAAATTTAAGTTGTGCACCTTGAGTAATATATCTCATTGAATATGTACTAAATGCGCCAAGTGATATTGGTATATTAACACCAGATGATAATTTTACATAAAAATATCCAGTTACATTTGATCCATCAAGCGTAGTTTCATTCCAGTAACATCTATGATCAACAGATTCTGTTCCTGGATAATATCCAGTATATCTTGGATAATATTCTTGATAATATTGAATAGTTGGTGAACTGCTTAAAAATGATGGTAAAGTTATTGATAAAAATTCAATAGCAAAATTAATATTTTGTGTTGAGAATGTTACATTTTTAGGTAATTGATCAGTATATAATGCACCATCATCTGCAAATACGTTAGTACTACTGTATTTTCCGGTTGGATCTAATAGATCAATATTTCTACTTACTCCAATACTACTACGATTAAGAGCCGAACTTTTGATAATACTATTATATAAAGTAAATGGGAAATTACTATAATCTTCTCCATTAACCATACGATTTTGAGTATAATAACGAGCGGGTGCACGTTCTTTGATATTAAGTATACTTTCGCGAGATTGTGCGGTATTATTAACTGTTTGTAAACTAAATGTTATAGTTAAAGTTTCATTTGTATTTTGACGACTAATATACGGAATACTGACTACGATTCCCGACATTTCACTTGGATCAATACTATAGGTTAATGAATTTCCCGATCTTACATAAGCTCTATAATTTCCAATTGGAATTTCTCCAAATACTCCATCACCAAATACATAACTTACTTGATCATTGGTTCTTGATACTACACTGAATATTGAACTAACACTATTTCCTTGACTATTATAACTAGTGGTAAAAAGATTATCAACTTTAGTCCATTGACGATTTATTGTTTCGTTACTATTTAATTGATATAACCAAGTATCAGTTTCATTGATTCCTTCTATAAATATATTTTGAAAATTGTTTTGAATTTTTTCTGAAAAGTATATATCATAACTTTGCAAGGTACCTTGTTTAAAATAGAAAAAGAATCCTGTATTTGGACTACCATATCCTAACTTATCATTTTGATACACCATGTTAAATTGACTATTAGGTGCGGGAGATATTTCATATAGATAATCTTTATTGGCGCTAGTTACACTTACTAGTTCAAAATTAACCAAATCACCGTTTACTTGAGTGGAAAACGGAACTACTGGGTTATATCCCGATGGTAAATTAATAGTATATTCTTCAGTTTGAATTCCTAAAATATCTTGTTTATTTCCTGGAAGACCTACTCTTTGACTATTAACATATGTAGCATTTAAAATAGTATTAAATTGTTCTTGCCAATTACTGTTTGCGGCATCATTCCACAACACAGTAGTATTACCCAAACTTACATTGTTAATATCAAAAATACTTTCAGTAGTACTGATTGAAGTGACTTTTACTAAACCATTGGCTTCTGTATTACGTTTTGGATTATAACTAACTAAGTTAGCTAATTTAATAACTGAATCTCTACGTTCTGCAGTATCAATAAAGTTTTCACGAGCATTTAAATCACCACGAAATGCCAGTGATTGACCCATAAATGCCATAACATCTAGAATAGCAACAAATTCACTACTTTCAATATAGTCATTAAATGATTCTGGATAATATATAGTCAGATAATCAATGAAACTTTTACGCAAAGTTTCATAGTCATAAGACATGAAATTAGCCTCTCTATAAGTTTGATAGATTCTTTTCCAATCTTGTAAACCAAATAATGCACTTTGTCTTGAACTAGTAACCATGTTTTTTTCCCGTATACTATATTTATTCTTAAAAAATCATTGTATTTTGAAGTTATTGACTTAGTTGTTGAATACTTCCATTATATCTATTCAAGAAAAAATCTGTTTTTATAACATTATTAAATGGACTAAATGCCATTTCTATCTGTAATAATACACCATTTTCTTGAATATATATACCAACACTGTTTAATATGATTCTAGGATCTAAACTTATAACTCGTCTTACTTCATCTTCTATTGCTTGTTGAGTTTCCTGTGTACTTGGTTCAAATATATATGACCATAATATAGTTCCATACGTTGGTTGTCCAACTTTATCACCTTGTTTAATACTTAATGCATTTAATAAATCTCTAATTACTAGATTTTGATCTGACAGTGCATATTTTCTACCTATTCTTGGCTGAACGGTTGTGGATCCTACTCCACCATATACACCAGGTCTAACTAATGACAATGATTGATTGACACCGACTGTTGAAAATCCTTTAAATGTTGGCATTATATTTTCCTTTTAATTTTTATCTGTTTGTTGAATCTCTGCGAGCTATTGCTTCTGCCACCGGTATGAATCGGCTTGTTCCACCACCTCGTGTAGTAATTATTTTGTTTCCATAATTGTCAATTTCAGTTGTAGTAGTAACTTCTGAAGTAGAAGTTGACGGAGATTGCGATGGTGGCGCTTGATTCTGATTAGATACTAACGCTTGATATTCTTCATTTGCCTTTTTTAAATCTCTTTCTAATCTAGATTGTTTAGCACTGCTAGATATTTTTGTAAAAAGTCCAGCATTTTCTCTTTGTTCTTTATTAATCAAAGCAATATTCTGACGTATTTGTTCTTCAAGGTCTTTAATTTTTGCCAATACTTTAGCCTGCTGATCTGATGCTGAATCATTTGAAGTAAGTCCAGATTCTGATACTTGTGGAGTTGGAGATTTAGTCAATGTCAATGGAATTGGTATTCTTGAATCTCCCATATTTGTACCAACTTTAGAAGTCAAATCAGTTTTACTAAATGTTTCAACCGCCTGAATCGCTGATTTAATTTGTCCACCCATGTTTCCAATACTCGCTAGAGCAGTTTGAATACTACTTAGTATTCCATTTGCTGTTGCGGTTATTGAGTTAATAATTTGACCAGGTAAAGCAAGAACTCCATTTACTAAACCTACAGCCGCATTCACTGTACCAGTTACTAAATTTGTTGCAGTATCTATAACTCCAGTAACAAGTCCAGTAGCGGTGTTGACAACACCGTTGACAACTCCAGTAATGGCATTAGTAGTATTATTAACTAAATTTCCAACTAAACCAGTGGGACTAGATAATGAATTTGCAGCGACTGCCGCTCCAGCAACCGCCCCAGTACTGGCAGCAGAAGTAATACTATTCTTAACATTATTAACAATGTTTGTGCCACTGTCAGTTGTAACAGTATTGACCATTGACCCAGAACCTCCAGGCAATGCATTGATTCCGCTATTAAGCGTGGTTGCAGGACCAGTAAATAAATTAGAAACTGTAGAGGTGGCAGATTTGACCACATTACTAACTCCAGATATAACAGAATCTACACCACCAGTTATAATATCTAATGATGCACCGGCTGTTTTCTTTCTAGCATCTGATAATGCCGATTCAGCTGAGCTTAATGCAATTGAATTTATATCATCTGGATTATTTCTATATGCAGTTCTAGCATCATCAAATTTAGATTGTGCAATATCCAATGCCGCCTGTGAAGATTGATATTTTGCTCCTGGAGTTGTCAAATCAGTGACACTACTTGCATTACCTTTACCACCTAATATATTTGGAGTATTAGCAGTAAGATTCTTAAATGAAGCTTCTACCGTTTTAAAAGCGCCTCTTAATGTACTTTCTAGTCCAGTCACTAAACCAGCCAAACTTTTACCTAAACTATCAACACTAGTTGAAATTGCACCTTTAATACTATTGGCTAATCCAGTAACTCCATTACTGATACTATCACTTAGTTGACCTGCAAATTTACCTCCGGCCATCATGTCTGATATTTTACTGACACCTGATGAAATTCCACTTGCAATGTTGGTTACTGCACCAATTGTTCCAGTTACCACATTAGTGACTCCTTGTGCAATTCCAGTAACTGTTCCTAGAACTCCATTAACTACTCCCGTAACAGCGTTAACACCAAAATTAGAAGCAGCTAATACTAATCCTCCTGCCTGACCTGCAGATTCTGCACCAGTTAATATTCCAGAATTTACCAAACTATTAGCGGCATTATTGAGACTGCCAGCAATAATTTGAGTTTGAACTTTACCATCAGTTAACAATTTAATAGGATCAGTGGCACCAAGATTACCAGTTACTAAACCTTGTATTGCTTTATCCATTGGCATACCTTGAGCCAATCTTGTTTGAAGTAAATCTTTTGAACCTGGTTTTATTGCCATACCAGGTCCACAAGCTTGTTCTAATGTCAATCCTCCTGGTCCATCAAGAATTCCTTCACCACGTTTAGTATCTGCAGGTGCAGAGTAAGGTGTAACTGTAATATCACCTTCAGTTATTGTTAAATTTAATCCAAACATTAATGAAACTGGTGATACAGTTGCTGATGTTCCAGTTCCTTTAATTGCTCGTGCTGGTGGCCCGCCGGCAGCCTTTGTGCTATTAGACTCAGCATTTTGACCAACTAGAGCTCTTAATGTCTGTGCATTAATACCTTCTACTGAATTATCAAATCCAGTTGGTGTAGTTACTGTATTGATAGTTGCAGGATTTGTAGGACGAGTTGGAACACTAGCACTTTCGTTATTTACTTGTGCTACTGCCGGTGTAGTTGTTGGCAGACTACTATTAGTACTACTAGAAACACTAACATCTACACCTTTTCCGCTTGCAATCCAAGGCATATGAGTTGGCGCTCTACTAGTAACAGATAGTAAAGCGTGTGGACTTGGATACATCCATCCTTTTTCTGTACTATAAGTTGTATCTGGGTGATTAACTTTTGGTATTACTGGTACCTCAGCCGGTGTTGTACCACTATTGCCACTATTTAAATATATCTTTTTTCCATTTATGTATGTGGATCCACTACCAGCCAAACTAGTAGAACCACCACCAAACAATGCCAAATCACTACCGCTTTTAACTGTATAACTTGTGCTAGCATATTGACTAAAATTGGCACCACTTCTGATATTCATATCATTATCAGATTCCATGTTTAGATTTTTACCATACAATGTAAAGTTTCTATCAGCATGTAAATTCAAATCACGATCTGCATGTAAGTTAAGATCACCTTGAGTTCTGATATTAACTGAGTTACTAGCATACATATCAACTGTACCTTCTTTACCCAATTCTATCCAACTTTGACCATTAGCATGAATGATAAACAATGATTGAGAACTATCATTCATCATTATCATATGACCGCTAGATGTTCTGATTCTTGTTAATTGATCTTGTCCCTGTAAATCACCATCGTCCATAACAAAACTATGTCCACCGGTTCTGCCAATCATTGTTAGTTTACTAGGGTCAGTTGATCCAGTGGCTGCGGCTTTGATATTACTATTATTATAACCTCCTTGAAATATCGGACCGCCCGGAGTGCTCATACCAAATACTCTACTCGGAGTTTCTCGTTGAGCACTACTACTAATAACTCCGCGTGCATTGTCTCTGATTAGACCTTGTTGAAATAAAATTGCAGCTTGATAACTATGAACTGGTTTAGGATCAGTTACTATCGTACCGCTATTAGCAAGATTGGGATTAGTAGAGTTTACTTCTCCAGTTGGTAATCTGTCAGCTCCTCCATATGTTTTAGCTTCTCCATCATTAGGAACAATTACTTTACTACTACCTATAGCTGGAGTCATACTTAATAAACCAATTTGAGGTATACATCCTATATAATAACCCTGTTCTGGTTCACCATTAATGAATATACAAAGAACTTGAGTTCCTATATCTGGTGCACTTGCCCAGAATCCATAACTCTGAGGATTTCCTACGAATTTACCATATCCATCGGTTGTTGATCCTGATCCTGCTACTCCACTTACTCCTGATAAACCACAAAATGGGCTAAGATAGTTAACTTTAATCCAACTTCCTCCATCATTTGGTGAACTAGATGAACTTAGTTTTGCAATATATACGTATACTGCCCCACTATGAGTGGGATCAACATTGTTCTTAACAATTCCAATAACTGGTTCTTTAATTAAAGTTGATTGTCCGCCACGATCACTTTCAAAGTTTGCTGGGGTGCCTTCTTTTGGTGCATCTATTGCCATTTTATTTTCCTATTTACCATTATTTGTAATTATCACTTTTTGCCAGAAAGTCTTCATTTTATATCTTTATCTAAGTCTCCATGGAGTACCGTCAGCAGTAACTCCAAGTCCTTCTTTTTCTGCTGCTCGCGCCGAGGCAGCTGAGGCTGCATAATCGTAAGGCGTATTATCTGTATTTGGCGCATCAAGTGCAGCTCTATTATTGCGAGCCGTGAAAGTTCTATCATCACTTGCAAATTCTTGTCTACCAAGTTGTCCAGTAACTATGACGCCCTGAGAATTGTTTGAGGGAGAATTTTGTGCCAATTGACTTTGTGATTCTATCAAAGACGCATCTGTGGTTGCTCTCGCATCAGCCGCTATAAAATCACCAGTAGATAATGTTGGTCTAGTCGTACCATCAGTACCAGTATTAGTACCACTTGGTGTTGTAGAAGATTCTCTACCATCGGCGGAAGAATTTGAGTTTTCGGTAACTAATAAATTTGACGGGACAACTTGCATCTCTAATGTTTGAGTAAATGATCCTTTTAAAAATAAAGATGTCACATGCGATACTGTAAAAATTGTACCTTTAATATTAAAATTTCTTGTTCCTGGGCTCATTGTCAATACTTGATCGCTTACATCCATTAATCCAGTATTTAAATAATCATTAGCAGTATTAAATATAACTTGAACTAGTAATTGTCCATCAAACATTGTTGGTCCCAAATCAGCTGCTGTACCACTTAATGATTTTACTTTTGGATTTGCTTTAAATCTAGATTGAGCAACAGCATTAATTCCAGTGCTTGTTAAAATCCAATCCGGATCACCCATAATTTTCATTGTAACTTTATAAGCATCATTTGGACTATATAATTGTGCTCTTACGTTTTCTTGCGGAACAGTTTCATTATTAATTCCAACTCCCCCTGTACCACTTTGTGAACCACCTTGATTTGCGCTTGGTATTGGTTGTTTAGCTAAACTAGTATTAGATTCCGTAATTGCATACCCAGTCTGATTAAGAGTTGAACTTTCTGGAATAAAATATAATGCATTGTAACTAAGTTCATAATTTAAAACTTGAGTATTTTCTCCAGTTAAAAAATAGTTATAAACTTTGTGTGCACCATTAAATTTACAAAAATTTGTAACGTTATTTGACTTAATATAATATATAATATATGGTTTTATTTGATATTTTATATTAAAAGTCCAATAATTTGTCTTTTTTTCAAATGACTTAGTTGTAACAATTGGATTTATACTAAACCATTTAAATTCTTGTTTTGATGTATTTTTAACACTGCCAGTTTCTGGTTTTTCATTGTTTAATACTTTTAAAGCATTTGAAACATAACTACTTTTAGATATAATATCATCAATGATTTGTACAATCTCAGTTCCACCTTTGAAACCAACCGATTTTATATTACTATTAAAAGTTTGTTGCTTAAACTGTTCCGCAATGTTTGATTTAGATGTATTTGATGAAGCACCTGATCCAGTATTAGTTTTAGCATCAGATTCTGACAATTTTGCCGTAGCTATCAGACCATTTGGATCAGATTTATTTTTTTCGTCCAAGAATTCTATTTCATAAGTATGTGACTGTTCAGTTTTATTTGAAGATTCTGTTAATTTTTTAGTCTGACTATTGAGTTCTGACACTAAAGATTTAGAGTTTGGACCTTTTGATCCCATAAGAACTTCACCTACAGTTGAACCATTAATATTTAGGGGATTTTGAGTTACTCCGATTATAGTTCCCAGAGAAGCTTGAGGTGCAGCTTCTTGTAATTCAATATTATATGTAGTTGAATTTCCATTTACTTTAAACTTAAAATCATTTATGGCAACAACAACATAACGTTCTATTACACTATTGTCATCAGAAAATCCATTGCTATAGTTTTTTACAAATCCGCTCTTAGATGTTACCAAATTTCCTTGTGTATCATAACCATAATATCTAATACCTAAAATATAACGCATAAGTCTATGATTAAAGTTATCTTCAGTAACTCCTTTCATCAATGGACTTTTTTTTGAAATTTTTAACGCCAATTTTTTCAATTCTTCAGTAAAATTAAATCCATATGGTTCTATAATTTTTAATTTAATTCTAGACCCTTGAGCAACAGAGGTTGCTGCAGTATTAGGAATAGTTGTTTTGAATTCCAATGAATCAATAAAATAATCTAATCCCATTTGATTTGGGCCTGGATTGCCACTACTAGTTATGGCACGACTATCAGCGGAACTTATTCCTCCTGATTGAGCAACAATATAATATTTTGATCTGTCTGTTGGAGTTTGTCCTGTTTCTGCATATGTATTAGCGTCTTCTGGACTAATAGCATATAATACAATTGAATATGTATAACTACTAAAATTATTAAGTGGATTATCAGTGCGATTGTTAGAAAAATCAGAACCAGCACTATTAGTTGATTTTTGTCCTGTATTTTGTGTACTGGATGTATTACTTTGACCTGAAGTTGAGGATGGGGCCGCATTCGTACCCGATGGAGCACTGTCATCGGATGACTTATTTGAATTAAAGGTCATATTATAATCCTAATGAAGCAACAATTACATCTTGTTTAGGAATGTAAATAAATACACCCTGAACAAAATCAAACAATGGGTCTTTTAATTTATTTGGATTTCTTTGAGCAAACACCCACCACAATCTACTATCATTATAAAGATCACTGGCTAATAAATCAGGTCTTAAATTATAGATTGAAGTAATTTCCCAATAAACATCAGTTGGATCTGATGGTATAGGTCTGTTTATCATTACATCTAAAAATATTCCATTGACAATATCTGAATTGAAATACGGGCTAGTTTGTGGATATAACATTACCAAAGTCCTCCGCCAGTGCGTGAAAAGTTTGCAGTTCCTTTTAATAACGAACCATTTGCATACTGTTTTAAACTAAATTGATTACTCATTGTATTTCTAGATACAATAGGTATACAAGATAGTTGAATAGTGATTTTTGCTGGTACTCTTGTTACTTCATTAATATTTTTACTAGTAACAAATGTCGGAGGAGGAGGTAATCCACCTTTTCCAATATTACCAGCCAATGTTCGTAATCTATCTAATGGACTAAAAAAACTTGCTATTTGAGGCATATATGGTGCCATGTTTTGTCCACCAATAGATACACTATTGTTTGTCGGATAAGCATTAACATAATCTACATCATTTGGAAAAGTATAAGTAAAACTGGTAATAGCCACTGGATGCATATCAAATTGATATTGTCCAAATCCAGTTAAGTAACACAATGGTGGTGGAACTCCTCTAGCTGGATTTTGATCTTGACCATAAAACATCTTAGTAACTGATCTAAAAAAATGTATTACTGCTAATACATAATTTGCTTCTGCGCTGTCTTGAACTGTAAAATCTCCAGTTATACTAATATTTTCAACGCTACTATTTTTATAATTATAAACTTTATAGTTAGTATGAACTAAATCAGTCGCATTATAATTAGCAGTATATGCAAGATTTATCTGTGGACTATATGGAAAAATAACTCCATTTGTGGCCATTAAAGGTTTTAATATTCCTGGACTTGAATCTTTATACAAATAAGTTGCTCCCGGAGCCAAACTTATTCTAAAACGCCAATCTTTTGGTGATCCTATACCAGATTGTTGATTTCTAGTTGGTAACGTAGATGTACCAGTATTCTGACCAGCCTGAAGTTCTGCTATTTTATCTCCAAGTGGATCATCAGTTGCAGTTAAATCTAATGTAGCTACATATCTATCTGAACTGTCAACTGTTATTTGTTCTTCTGGAAAACCAGATTCAAAACCAGGATCAACAGACTGAAATTCTTCGTATTCAACAATTTCTCGTTGTCCAACTCCTCGTATATTTACTACAAGTCCTCCATCTGTAGTATACCCTTCAGTTGGTTGTTGATCAGTCGGAGAGTCTTCATCTGATTGAATCAATCCTTGTTCTGCTAATAGATTTAGTGCTTCGGTACTGGTCAAATCAGAAATAATAAGTTGTGGATTTCCACCATCAATTAAACTTTGATTATATGATTCCAAAAAATTTAATTGACGTTGATTGAATACAAATACTGGTTCGTCGTTCGGTGTTGTTTTAGTAGGTTCCGCTGTGGGTCCACCGGCTGCTAGACTGTCTGCTGGTACAGGAGTATCTAATGTTGGAACAATATTAGATTCCGTGGGTATTGAAGTAAGAACTGGCGCTGGATTTGGACTTGGCTGTTTTGCGGCTGCAGATCCTGCTTCTTTTGCCTCAGCCTCTACTTGTTGTTCTGTTGGAAGAGGACTAGTAGTTTGCGGAGACTGTTGAACTTGTCTGGCAGCCAGATTAAAATTAAAAGACTGTACACTTAAATCCGTTGCTTGACTATTTAAAGGATCCAATTCACTTCTTGTGACCTTAAGAGCATCAGTAGCCTGTTGCAACGCAACTCTTGCCTGATAAGTTTCTTCTACAGATGCATTTGATTTTTGTAGAGCATCTGCTTTTTCATATGCAAGTTTCTCGGCCTCTTCTTGAATCTTTACTTGAGTCGTAAGTTCTTTATATTTGTCACTATTTACAATATTATTGCGAGCATCATTAGCAGCCTGAGCATCTGTTTTAAATTTCAAGTATTGTGCAGTTTTTTCGGTCGGTGATGTGGCCATATAGTTGTCTCCGGTATTACCCTAAATAGAATACCTCTACTACTATTTAGCGTAGAATAATAGTCGTATTTTTTCACCAATCTTCCAAATTCACTTGACTTACACAACATTACGTTGTATAATTGCAACATATTAACCTTAAAGAGCATATGATCCCAATAAAAACCCCAGCAAAAAAGAACTATCTAAACAATAAAGATATTTTAAAAGAAATACATTCAAGTAAAAATTCATATTGTCAATTTGAAATACCAGATGATCATCAATATGACTTTATTGTAGACTACGAAGATAATAATAATCTAGAACGTAGTTTAGAATATACCAGTAAACCAGAAACTATTCAAAAAGCTAAAGAAAATCGTGCCGCAAGACTGAGCCAAGTAGTTGGTCCAGATGGTGTCAAGATCAAAACAGAAAAAATTGATCCAGAAACCATTAAAACTACAGATTTGGTCTTTAGAGTCATGACTTGGGATCATATACCAGTGGCTCCAAAACAACCAAGAAAGAATTCCAAACCAAAATCAGCAAAAGAAATCTTTGATTTTGAACCAACAGAAGATATTCTATTTGAAGATTTGGAAGACAAAGGTTTAGCAAAAGAAATGGGTCTAGATAATATGGTTCACGTTCGTTTAAACTTCCCTCCATTTCAACATTTCAAAATCAATGATAAAAATTCACTAGTTTGTGTTGGTAAAAGTCATTGGATTGGTGATTTGAAAACTGGAGATTTTTCAAAAGATCATGGCCAAATTACAAATAAATTGGCTAACATGTACTTGAAACTATGTGAAAAGTATTCATTAAGATTCAATTGGCGTGGTTATACCTATGTAGATGAAATGCGTGGGGCAGCCATTTTACAATTAACATACGTTGGTTTACGTTTCAATGAAGCTAAATCACAAAATCCATTTGCCTACTATACAGCCGCTATTACTAATAGTTTCTGTCGTGTTCTTAATACAGAAAAACGTGTTCAAAACATTAGAGATGATATTTTGGAATCTAATGGGTTAAATCCCAGTTTCACTCGTCAACATAGTTTAGATAGCGAAAGAGAAAAAAGACGTAATATTGGTTAATCACTCCGAAAATATTGATTAATCAATTTTCATACTGTATAATCACTAGATGACAAATTTATTTAAAAAAGCAGCTGCATTCACTGATATACATTGGGGTTTGAAAAACAATTCAATACAACATAATACGGATTGTACAAACTTTGTTGATTGGTTTATTGAAACTGCTAAAAAACAAAACTGTGAAACCTGTTTCTTTCTAGGTGATTGGCATCACAATCGTGCCGCTATTAACATTCAAACTCTACAGTTTAGTCTTAGAGGTCTTGAAAAGTTAAGTGCGGCATTTGATAAAATATACTTTATCGTGGGTAATCACGATATGTTTTATAGAGATAAAAGAGATACTCATTCAGTAGAATGGGCAAAACATCTTCCAAATGTCATTATTATAGATGAATGGTTCACACAGGGAGATGTATCTATCATTCCGTGGATCGTTGGAGATGAATGGAAACGTCTTAAAAAGATGAAAGGGAAATATGTATTCTCTCATCTAGAACTTCCAAATTTCTTTATGAATGCCATGATTCAAATGCCAGATTATAAAGAAATTCAAAGTGAACATTTACATGGATATGAAGCCGTATTCAGTGGTCACTTTCATAAACGTCAAAAGAAAAATAACATTACTTATATTGGAAATGCTTTCCCTCATAACTATAGTGATGCTGGTGATGATAAACGTGGTATGATGATGTTAGAATGGGACAAAGAACCAATGTATTTTGGTTGGCCTAATGCTCCCAAATATCGTGTATATAATTTAAGTGATGTACTTGATGATCCAGCTGGCTTGTTATTACCTGATAGTTATGTTAAAATCAATTTAGATATTGATATCTCATTTGAAGAGGCAAGTTTCATTCGTGAAAAACTAATGCCAGAACATCATCTTAGAGAACTTACATTAATACCAATCAAACGAGATTTTACAGACAATAATCCAGATAATACAAATACTCAATTTGAAAGTGTAGATACAATTATTCAAACACAAATTGAAAGTTTGGAAGTAGGGACATTTGACAAGAAGTTATTATTAGACATTTATAGAAACATATGATTACACTAGGCGTATTAACTCTTAAGAATTTTCTATCTATTGGGGCGATTACCCAAACAGTTAATTTCAATAATCAAGACCTAACATTGATTCTAGGTGAAAATCTAGACTTGGGCGGCGATGGTGCTAAGAATGGTACTGGTAAAACCAGTATCTTACAGGGATTATCATATTCCTTGTTTGGTGGCGGTATCAATAATATCAAGAAAGACAATTTGATTAACAGAACCAATGGTAAAGCCATGGTTGTTACATTGTCATTCTCAGTTGATGATATTGAGTACCGAATTGAACGTGGACGTAAACCTACATTTTTGAAATTTTATGTAAATGATCAAGAAATGGCTAGTGAAGAGACCAATGATAGTCAAGGTGACAGTCGTGAAACTCAGGACGCTATTGAAAAGGTCTTACATATGAGTAGTGACATGTTTAGACACATTGTTGGTCTGAAT